CGTTCCTTTTCTAACCGACAAAACACCTCAATTGGACATGAACCAACTGGATCCGCTTGATTAACTTACAAACAGGCGAAATCCTGAATGATTGGGATCAATCGAAAATAGGAGGTGTGGCAACTCCACGAATTCATTCACCTTTGAACGATTTACCTTCAAAAGGGCATGAAATGATTGACTTTGCAGCTGAGATTGGCATCCCATTGATGGATTGGCAAAAGTTTGTGGCTATTCATGGGCATAAGGTTAAGCCAGACGGTCGCTGGCATCATACAGAGGCTGGGCTTTTGATCGCACGCCAGAATGGTAAATCAACTTTTATGATGCTCAGGATTTTAACTGGCATGTATATCTGGGGCGAAAACTTACAGCTTTCATCAGCTCATAGATTAACTACCTCACTTGAAACATTTAGACAGATGGTTTCTCTAATTGAGGAAAATGATCGCTTGGCTTCCGAGGTAAAGAAAATCCGGTGGCAACATGGCGCTGAGGAAATGGAACTTAAAGGCGGTCGTAGATTTGTGGTGAAAGCTGCCAATAATGCTTCTCGCGGTATTTCAAAGCCATCAACAATTCACTTAGATGAGTTACGCGAATACAAAGATGAGGATGCTTGGTCATCAATGCGATATACAATGATGGCTGCACAAAATCCTCAAGTTTGGATATATTCCAATGCTGGGGATCAACATTCAGTAATCCTAAACAAACTTAGGGAACGCGCTTTGGCTACGGGCGCGAACCCATCAGACACGATCGGTTGGTTTGAGTGGAGTGCCGAACCCGATGCGCCGATAACCCTTCCGTCAGGCGACATCAACTGGGAAGCATTCGCTCAAGCCAATCCATCGCTTGGAATTACAATTCACCCAGATAACTTAAAAGCAGTTATTAACGATCCACCTGATATTGTGCGAACCGAAGTTTTATGTCAATGGGTGGATACGATCAATTCAGCTATTGATGCTCAAAAATGGGCTTTATGTCAGACCGATCCAATACCATTAGACCCTGACAAAGAAACTTGGTTTGGATTAGATTTAAGTCCAGATAGAAAATTTGGCGCATTGGTCGCTACCCAAAAATTATCGGGTGAAAGATTTAATTTAGTTTTACTCCATACATGGTCGAATGATTATTCAATAAATGATTTAGCGGTGGCAAACGATATTGCTCCCTATGTTAGAAAATACAATGTTCAAACGGTTGCCTATTCAAAAAGGACTGCTCAAGCTGTTGCAAGCCGCCTAGTCCCTGCGGGAATTCCAATTACCGATATGGATGGTGCAATTTACGCAGAATCGTGCGACCGTTGGCTTGGAGCAATAAATTCACACAGGCTTCAACATGGTGGGCAGGATGAATTGACCCAACAAACATTATCAGCTGCAAAATTGCCGTATGGCGATGGATCTTGGATTATTGGTCGCAGGGCGAGCAGGGTCGCTGTTTGTGCAGCTGTTGCTTCTGCATTAGCAACCTATTTTGCGACACAAGCAGAAACGGAAATTGATATACAAGTCGGATAATTTGGATTTATGGTATATTATGTGTTAATGGGATTATTTGATCGTTTTCAGGTAAATACAAAAACCGCAACAGATAGCGTTGATGTTGCCGCCGCCAATGCACCTTACAACATTCAACAGGCTTTAGGTGGAATTTATTTTTCGCATCAAACTGCGACACGCGAACAAGCAATGTCAGTTCCTGCATTGGCAAGAGCAAGAAATATAATTTGTTCAACAATTGGATCTTTACCATTAGAAGGTTACAACAAATTTACTGGAGCACATGTCGAACCAGTTCAAGCAATTTGGCAACCAGATGCAAGAATTACTGGATCAGCTGTTTATGCATGGTTGGCAGAGGATATTTTATTTTATGGAGTCGGCTATGGAATTTGCTTAGATGCTTACTCAGTTTCAGATGGTGCAAGAGTTCGTCAATGGACAAGAGTTGCACCAAATCGCATTACTCCACAATTAAATGCTAATGCAACGGAAATTGTTGGCTATTTATTAGATGGAACATTAACACCAGCATCGGGTATTGGAAGTGTAATTCGATTTGATGGACTTGATGAAGGTGTATTATCAAGAGCAGGTCGAACAATCCGCGCAGCATTAGAATTGGAAAAAGCTGCTGAACTTTATGCCAAAGAGCCAGTTCCAACAATGGTCTTAAAATCAAATGGAACAAATTTAACACCAGAAAGAATTTCAAGATTACTTGAAAGTTGGAAAACTGCTAGATCAACTAGAGCAACTGCATTCTTAAATGCTGATGTTGAATTAACCGCACTTGGATTTGATCCTGCAAAATTGCAATTAAATGAAGCGCGTCAATATGTTGCTTTAGAAATTGCAAGAGCAACCGGAATTCCTGCTTACTTTATTTCGGCAGAAACAACTTCAATGACTTATTCAAATTCTGTTTCGGAAAGAAAATCTCTTATTGATTTTTCATTACGTCCAATTCTTACTGCAATTGAACAAAGATTGACAATGCCTGACTTTACGCCATACGGAACTGAGATTCGTTTTAGTGTTGATGATTTCTTGCGCGGGGATGCATTACAAAGAGCGCAAGTTTATGAAATCTTAAACCGCATCGGCGCGATGAGCGTTGAACAAATACAAGAGGAGGAGGACTTAATCAAATGAAGATTAATTTCCCAATAACCATAACCGCAGCCGATACGAACAAGCGAACAATTTCTGGAAAAATTGTTGCTTGGAATGAAAAAGGTAATACAAGTGCTGGAGTAACAGTTTTTGCTAAAGACAGCATTGATTTTTCAAAGCCAGTTAAATTGCTATTAGAGCATGACAAAACTCGCCCATTGGGTAAGTTAATTGATATTACTGCAAACGATCAAGGTTTAGAAGGCACATTTAAGTTAGCAAAAACTTTTGCAGCTGATGATGCACTAGAGGAAGCCGCTACAGGATTACGCGATGGATTTTCAGTTGGCGTAATGGTTGATGCATGGGATAACAAGGATGGTGCAATGGTTATTTCAAAAAGTTCATTGGCTGAGGTCAGTTTGGTGTCTGATCCTGCAATTGCGTCAGCTAGAGTGGAAAAAGTCGTAGCGACCGAAACAACACCAGAGAATTCCGAAGCAACCGCTGAGGATACAACAACACAGGAGGACAAAGTGTCTGAGATTAAATCAGATGCTCCTATCGCAACCGAAGCGGTAGAAGCTGCAAAGTCAGAGCCTGTGGCAGTAGTAGCAAATCAACCAGTTGCTTATACAAAGCCACGCTCACCAATTGTGTCTGCTGCTTCATATTTGGAGCACTCAATCAAAGCTGCAATGGGCAATGATGAGAGCCGTCAATATGTTAAATTCACAGACGACACATCAACTAACACAGGGCTAACTTTAGCCCCACACCTTAATGAGTTCTATACAAACACAATTAAGGGTCGCCCAGCAGTAGATAGTATTTCAAAGGGCGTATTACCAAATTCTGGAATGTCATTTACACTTCCAAAATTATCTCAAGCACCATCAATCACAATTGAGGCAGAAAATGGCGCACTAGGTGGCGACGAAATGACTTCAACTCATGTGACTGTTGATGTCAAGAAAGCATCTGGAATTCAGACAATTTCTTGGGAATTAATTGACAGAAGCTCACCTGCATTTATGGATGCTCTTGTTACTGAACTTTCTGATGCTTACGCTAAATATTGTGACTCAGCCGTAATTGCTGCTTTCACAGCATCTGGCACACAAGCATCAACACAAGCTGCAACAATCGCTGGATTGAAGGCTTATATTGCAAAAGAAGTTCCTGCTGCATATAAAGGTTCAGGAAAATTTGCAACAAATCTTGTAGTTAATACTGCATGGTGGGAAACAATTCTAGGAAGCGATGACACAACAAATCGCCCACTATTTACAGCTGCTCAACCTTCAAGCGCTGCTGGTAATGTTTCAGGTCAATCAATTACAGGTCAAGTTCTAGGACTTAATCTTGCAGTTGATCCGCACATGTCAGTTACAACTTTAATTGACGAAAGCGCATTTATTGTTGCTCCAGAAGCCTTCAAGTGGTTTGAGTCCCCAACGACTCAATTACAAGTTCAGGCTCTTGCTAATGGACAAATGCAAATCGCTCTTTATGGATATTATGCAATTGCTCCAATTTATGGCACAGGAGTTCGTCGCTTCAACCTTACCTAATAAGTAAGTAATCTAATGCCTACTGGTGCTCCCGCTGGTAGGCAGCTATAAATGGGAGTAAAAAGGAGATGACATGCCAAGCATAATTACAGCCACAGAGTTGAGAAGTGTGCTCGGTGTGTCATCATCCTTATATTCAGATAGTTATCTTAATGAAATTATTGACACAGCCGAAGGTGTAATCCTTCCAATGCTGGTCACATTTAAAAGTCCAATTCAGAAAGTGTCGCTGACAAATAATGTCGCCATTTTCACTACACTTGGCATACATGAATTCACGGAAGGACAATCAGTTGTCATCGCAGGATGCGGAAGTCCCTACAACGGAACAAGAACAGTCTTGGCAGATGATCTTAGACAATATACCTTTGCGGCATCGATCACTAATGCCGATATACTCGAAGCTAATGTCATCCCATCCGGAACTGCTACCCTTTCTAGCGCATCAACTTATGTTGGAATCCAACCTGTTCGATCAGCCGTCTTTGCCGTTTCACTTGAAGTCTTTCAATCAAGACTTGCCGCTGGAGGACAAATCGAAGGAGTAGATTTTACTAGCACTCCATTTAGAATGGGCAGATCATTATTCAATCGTTGCGTAGGATTATTAGGAGCTTACATTGATGTTGAGAGCATGGCTCAATAATGCCATCATCAACAATTCTTTCAGCAATTAGACAACCGCTTGCGACAGCCCTTTCAACTGTTGCAGGAAATGTTTATTCTTTTGTTCCAGAGTCGGTTATTCCTCCAGCTGTGGTTTGCGTTCCAGATTCACCATATTTAGAATTTGATTTAATTAACAAATCGGTCATCAAATGCAAAGTCAATATGACCATTTCAGTTGCCGTTGCTTACAATAGCAATCCAGCATCGCTGGACAATATCGAGCAACTACTCATGAGCGTTCTGGCAGTTATCCCATCAGGATATGAAGTCAGTTCAGTCGAAAGACCAACAGTCAGTCAAGTAGGAGCATCAACTCTGCTAATTGCAGATATAAGGGTTTCGACTTACTACAACCAAACCTAAGGAGATCAAAGTGGCAACCACAGTTATCACAGGGCGCGATTTGAGCCTTACTATCGATAGTAAGTCTTATGATGCCCAAGCAATTTCAGTTGCGTTAAACACAACTTTAGATCGTCAAGCGTATGAAACTCTTGATGGTCGCGTATTCAAGACAATCGATTATGATGCAACAATGGATTTAACAATCCTTGCTGATTGGGGCGCATCAGGCGCAGGTGGAACTTATTCTGTTTGCGAATTACTATGGGATAAAGCATCATCAGCACCAGATACAGGTCTTGCCTATACATTCACAGCTGCAACAGGCGCAGTATTTACTGGAAGCGTATATCCATCATTTCCAAATCCAAATGGCAATGGAAAAGATGCACAACAGGTTTCATTCACACTACAATGCACAGCAAAGCCAACTTTAACAGTTAGCTAATAGTAGAAAAACGGGAGCAAAATGAAACTACCAATTACAATTGAATACAACTCAGGCGAGCAAGCAACTTATATTGCCCAACCGCCTGAGTGGGCGAAATGGGAAAAGCAGACAGGATTTACCATTGGGCAAGCACAGGAAAAGATGGGCATTTCTGATCTTATGTTTCTTGCTTATCATGCACATAAGCGCGAAGCAGCTGGAAAGCCAGTCAAAGCCTATGATGTTTGGATGGAAACTGTCACAGATGTCATAGTCGGTGATGCAAACCCAAAAGCCACAGAGAAGGAAGCCTAAACAGATTATTGGTTCAGTTGGCAATAGCCACACATATACCAATGAGTGAATGGGTTGATGCAGACGACATATTGACAGCAATCGAGATATTGGAGCAAAGGAATGGCGAGTGAAACAGTTGCTTACAATAAATCAGACATGCGCGATATTCTTAAAGCGTTCAAGGCAATGGATGAACAAGCAACAGAGGAAGCAAGAACTCAATCTGCGGCTTTGGCGTATTTTGCGTCTGAGGAAATTAAAGCGACAGCTCGAACTAGAGAAAAATCTAGCAAAGCAGTCCAGAGAGTTGCAGATGGCGTTAGTATCTCTAAGACAAGCAAGATTGGTGAGTTTAGCTACGGTTTCGCACGACAAAAGTTTTCAGGTGGTGCTACTACGCAAGTCCTGTGGGGTGGTCTTGAGTTTGGTTCAAATAAATTCAAACAGTTCCCTTCATATTCTGGGCGACAAGGTCGTGGATCTCGCGGATGGTTCATTTATCCAACCCTTCGCAGAATTCAGCCTGAATTGATTCATAAGTGGGAACAGAGTTTTGATCGCATACTTAAGGAGTGGGCATAATGGCAACAACTGGTAGTCGCACACTCAAACTTTCAATTCTTGCAGATGTCGATGAATTAAAGAAAAGTCTTAATACTGGTGCTAATGAAGTTCAGGGCTTTGGCGATAAGGTAGCCGACTTTGGTAAAAAGGCTGGATTGGTATTTGCCGCTGCCGCTGCCGCAGCTGGCGCTTATGCCACCAAATTAGCCGTTGATGGGGTCAAAGCGGCTATGGAGGATGAAGCCGCACAGTTAAGATTGGCAAGTGCATTAAAGTCTGCCACAGGCGCTACTGATGCCCAAATAAAGGCAACTGAGGACTATATAACCAAAACATCGTTAGCCGTTGGAATTGCAGACGACGATTTACGACCAGCTTTTCAGAGATTAAGCGTTGCAACTGGGGATGTCACAAAATCACAGGAATTACTAAACCTTGCAATTGATATTTCAAAAGGAACTGGCAAAGATCTAGGTCAGGTAACTGAGGCTCTATCTAAAGCCTATGCTGGTCAAGATACACAATTGGCAAAACTTGGCATTGGTATTACAGCTGCTCAAGCTAAAACAATGGATTTCAAATCTGAAACTTCATTACTTTCTGACCTATGGGGCGGCGCTGCGAGCCGTAATGCTGAAACTTTTCAAGGTCGAGTTGATCGCTTAAAGGTAGGATTTAATGAAGCAAAAGAAGCCGTGGGTTATGCACTGTTGCCAATTATCGAGAAATTGATTGGATACATTTTTGAATATGGCGTTCCAGTTGTAGAAAAACTTAAAGCAGCATTTGATGTTGTTCGAGATGCAATTGAACGCAACCGAGATAAATTTGAGGAATTTTGGCTTTTAATGAAAGATAAAGTTTTTCCAATTGTTCAAACGGTATTTGGATTTTTGCTTGATGTCGGTGCTAAAGCGGCAGCGGCAATCATAGATGCTTTTGGTTCTATTGTTGGCGCGATAACTCCAGTTTTAAACTTTATTATTTCTGCAATCAATAAAGTCATTGATGGAATTAATTTAGTTAAGACAGGGGCAGATATTCAAAAAATTGGTAGTGTTGGATCAAGTGGTGGAATATCTGGTGGATACCAAACTGGAGCAAATGTTTCAGGTGGAGCAGGTGGAGGATTTACCGGCGGAGGATTTACTGGAGGACTTGGCGGCATTGGCGGTGGCGTTGGAGGATCTACTGGAGCAGGTGGAGGAATTTCTGGAATCGCTGGAGCAACAAGCCTTCCAAATTTGGTTGATCGCCTGACTTCAATTCAAGATAAATTTACTGAATTAACATTCCAAGTGGCAAGTGGTGGAATTGGCGCTAAAGCAGCACAGGCTCAATTTGATAAATTAACAGCTGAATTTGCCGTATTGGAAAGACAAGGCAATACTTTGGTTTCTCAACAATTAGGAACTTCATCAATATCAGCTGGTGGAACTACAATTAACCTAACAGTAAATGGCGCAATAGATAGCGAAGGTACAGCTAGAACAATTATCGATGCATTGAGCAATTCAGCTGATCGCGGTGGGATTTACGCCTCTACTTATTCACAAAGATGACAGTTTTTAGCCCAGTCTGGAAATTGACTGTAAATGGCACAAATTACACAAATGTAACTATTGCTAATTTAAGTCATAGATCAGGTCGAACCAATATCTATACCCAACCTGCCGCTTCGTATATTCAGGCACAAATAGTTGCCTTGAATGGCCAAACATATAGTTTTGCAATAAATGATGGATTGACTTTACAAATTAAAAATAGTTCAGGAACTTATGTAAGTTTATTCGGTGGAAATATAACAGACATTACAACTGAGGTTGGTGCTACTGGATCAGCTGGAACAGAGATTAGATATACCTTAGTTGCTCTTGGATCATTGGCTAAACTTCAAAAAGCCATATTTAATGAAACCTTATCTCAAGATGAGGATGGAAATCAGATCTATGCAACTTTAGCAAATACTCTACTTAATTCTTGGAATGAAGTATCTGCAACTCAAACTTGGGCTGCATATAACGCGACTACAACTTGGGCTAATGCTGAGGATATTGGATTAGGCGAAATAGACAGACCCGGACTTTACACAATGGAAAATCGAGCCGCTGTCCCAGATACCGTTTATAATGTTGCAGCTCAAATTGCTAACTCTGCTTTTGGTTATCTATATGAGGATAATGAAGGAAACATTGGTTATGCCGATGCTGACCATAGACAGAATTATTTATTGACCAATGGTTATACCGATCTCGATGCTAATCAAGCACTAGGTAAAGGTCTTAAAGTTATTACTCGATCAGGTGACATTAGGAATGATATTTATATCAATTATGGCAATAATTACGGATCTCAAAAGACCGCAACCTCAACCGCTTCAATTGCTTTATATGGCTATAAAGCCGAAACTATTCAATCAAACCTGCATGATGCTGTAGATGCTCAAGCTGTGGCTGATCGATATATTTCACAGCGAGCCTATCCTCAACCTGTATTCGATAGCATTACCTTTCCAATAACTAGCCCAGAATTAAGTGATGCAACCCGAAATGCCTTATTGGGTGTTTTCATAGGAATGCCGATCAATATCCAAAACCTACCAACCCAGATTTCAGCTACTCAATTTGAGGGTTATGTTGAGGGTTGGTCATGGTCGGTTAGTTACAATCAATTATTTTTGAATTTGACGATTTCGCCTACAAGTTACAGTCAAGTCGCAATGCGATGGAATACTGTGCCTGTCGGTGAGGCTTGGAACACTCTATCCGCTATACTTACTTGGGAAAATGCGACAATAGTCGCCTAAAGGAGCAAAATGGCAACAACCACTAACTATTCATGGACAACGCCTGATGACACAGCGTTGGTTAAGGATGGCGCGTCAGCGATAAGAACGCTTGGAACTGCCATTGATACCACAACAAAAAATCTAAATCCATCAACAACTCTTGGCGATATTGAATATCGTTCATCAAGTGCCAATACAAATACTAGACTTGGAATTGGAACAACTGGTCAGGTTTTAACTGTTTCCGGTGGAGTGCCAGTTTGGGCAACAGCTTCAAGTGGTGGAATGACTTTAATCAATACCGGTGGAACAACATTAACAGGTGCATCGGTGTCAATAAATTCAATTCCAGACACCTATAAAAATTTGCAATTAATTATTAGAAACTTTTTACCAGCAACAGACAACAAAGGTCTTAGTATAAGATTTAACAGTGATAGCAATACAAGATATGCGGTCAGTTTTGCAACTCAAGTATCCGCACAAGCTTTTGATAGAACCCAATTGGATCTTGGCTACGCAAATGATAATGCAGTTGGAACTGGACTTATTGCTATCAATATTTTTGATTATGCAAACACAGTTACATGGAAAATGGCTTCCGGTGATGTTATGACGATTAATGAAACAACGACAACTCAACTTAATTATCGTCGAGGTTTTTTTGCATATAATCAAACAAGCGCAATATCAAGTTTGACTTTATTACCTGAAACAGGAAATTTTACATCGGGAACAGCCTATCTATATGGAGTATCATAAAATGACTAAATCAAAGCCGCAGATAAAAGAATTTAATTGTGAAACTGGTGAAGAAATTGTGAGAGATGCAACTTCTGATGAAATTACGCAAATTGAAATAGACGCTAAAAATGCTATTTTGAAAAAAGCGGAATTTGATGCAAAAGAAGCTGCTAAATTAGCAATCCTAAATCGCATTGGTTTAACTGCCGATGAACTTCAATCGATACTTGGCTAATGAAGGCTTGGTTATCTAAAGCTGCTGTTCAGTTGAGGGAACAAGTAGATGACAACTTCATGGACAGGTCTAGGCTCAGCGATGGCTGGATCGGTGATCTTAAACATCAATCTAGAAAATCCGACCATAACCCAAGACCAGATGGTGAAGTATGCGCAATCGACATTGACGCTGGCTTATCTAAAGAACAAGGAATTAGTCATGCTTTGGCAGATCAAATTCGATTGGCAGCAAAAACTGATAAGCGTATATCTTACATAATTCATGCTGAAAAAATTGCT